TTTACTTTAGAAGCTAATATCGATCAGCAGTCAAGAAACTTTGTCCAGGACATTGTAATGTCAATGTTGGACGAGGGCTGTGTGGCCGTAGTTCCTATCGATACAAAGGTATCACCTATCTCAACCGAGACGACAGAGATCAATACTATGCGTACCGGAAAGATAGTTCAGTGGTATCCACAACATGTAAGGATAAGGCTTTATAACGATAAGACGGGATTGTTCGAGGAAATTACCTTGCCGAAAAAGGCAGTTGGTATAATCGAAAACCCGTTTTATTCAGTTATGAATGAACCTAACTCAACTATGCAGAGGCTTATACATAAGCTTAACCTTCTTGACATCATTGATGAACAGAAGGGCGCTAACAAGTTAGACCTCATCATTCAGCTTCCTTACATTATTAAAACAGAAGCACGTCGTCAACAGGCGGAGAACCGCCGTAAAGACATAGAGAAACAGTTGTCCAGTTCTAATTACGGTATCGCTTATACCGATGGAACAGAACGTATTACTCAGTTAAATCGTTCAGTCGACAATCAGTTATTCAATCAGGTAGAGACACTTACGAGAATGCTTTATAGCCAGTTAGGACTCACTGAAGAAATAATGAATGGTACGGCTGATGAGAATGCATTGAATAACTACTACAACAGGACAATTGAGCCAATCATGTCAGCAATCGTTGGCGAGCTTAAAAGAAAATTCCTAACAAAGACTGCTAGGTCACAGAAGCAATCCATTATGTTCTTTAGAGATCCGTTCAAGCTTGTTCCTACAACTCAACTTGCTGAACTGGCTGATAAGTTCACACGTAATGAGATTATGTCTTCTAATGAATTCAGGCAGGTTGTTGGAATGCAGCCTTCACAAGATCCTAATGCTGATGTACTTCGCAATAAGAATCTTTCTCCTGCTAAGGGAGAGGAAGTTGTCAACTTAGAAGGAGAAGTGATCCAAGAAGGCGACAATCCCAATAAGGAGGTTCAAAATGGGAGCAAAGTTTGACTTTTGTGGCTGGGCCACAAAGAACGGTCTTGTTTGCGCCGACGGTAGAGTAATCTGCAAAGACGCATTCAAAGACAATGATGGACAGACGGTTCCTCTTGTTTGGAATCATCAGCATAACGAGACGAGTAATGTGCTTGGACACGCTCTGCTCGAGAACCGCAACGAAGGCGTATATGCATACTGTTCATTCAACGATTCAGAAGCAGGCAAAAATGCTAAGCTTCTTGTTCAGCATGGTGATATTTCAGCACTGTCAATTTATGCTAACAAGCTTAAGCAGCATGGTTCTGAAGTTTTGCACGGAGCAATCCGTGAAGTAAGCCTTGTTCTCTCAGGAGCAAATCCTGGAGCACTGATTGAGAACATTGCTATGGCTCATAGTGATGAACTGATCGAGGATGAGGCAATCATCTACACAGGTCTTTCTCTGGAGCTGGCTCATTCAGATGAAGAGAAGAAAGAAGAGCCGAAAGAAGATAAGGAGGAAGAAAAAGTGGCAGATGAAGCTAAGAAAACAGAATCTGACAAGACTGTAAAAGAAGTATTTGACTCGCTTACAGATGAGCAGAAGACTGTCGTTTATGCAATGATCGGTCAGGCGCTTGAGGATGCTAAGCACAGCGCTATTGACGACGAAGAAGATTCCGAAGGAGGAAATGACGAAATGAAGCACAACGTATTTGACAATGATCAGATGGAGAACGATGCCCTTATTCATGATGGACTCCAGACTATCATTGAAGATGGTAAGAGATTTGGTTCCCTTAAGGAATCTTATCTTGCACACGCAGCTGAGTATGGTATCGACAACATAGATTGGCTGTTCCCTGAAGCAAAGAACATCAACGGCGACGGAGCTCCGGGATTCCTTAAGAGAAACCCTGATGCTTGGGTTAACGTAGTTATGAACGGTGTTCATCATACACCTTTCGCTCGTATCAAGATGATGTTCGCAGATCTCCGTGAGGATGACGCAAGAGCTAAAGGTTATGCTCAGAAGGGTAAGCTTAAGAAGGAAGAGGTATTCGGACTGCTTAAGAGAGCCGTAGAGCCTACCACAATCTACAAAAAGCAGAAACTTGATCGTGATGATGTTATCGACATCACAGATTTCGATGTTGTTTCATGGCTTAAGGGTGAGATGAGAATGATGCTTGACGAGGAAATCGCTCGTGCAATTCTCTTCGGTGATGGACGTAGCACATCTTCAGAAGATAAGATCCGTGAGACGAATATTATCCCTCTTACAAAGGATGCAGCTCTTTACACAATCCAGATGCAGGTTACTCCTGGTACTGGTGAGACTCTTGGACATGCTCTGATCAATGCAGCTGTTAAGGCTCAGGATACATATGAAGGATCGGGTAACCTCACAGCATTCATTGCTAATGATAAGGTTACAGATATGCTTCTTCTTGAGGATAATCAGGGACATAGGATGTATAAGGATATGAACGAGCTTGCTCTTGCTATGAGCGTTAACAAGATCGTTAAAGTTCCTGCTTCTATCGTTCCTACCGGTATCTATGCAGCAATCGTTGACCTTAACGACTACAACGTAGGTGCAGATAAGGGTGGTGCTGTTAATATGTTCGATGATTTCGACATCGACTACAACCAGCAGAAATACCTTATTGAGACACGTTGCTCAGGCGCTCTTACAAAGCCTTTCTCAGCAATCGTTCTTAAGGCAGCTGAATAATATTGATTTGATCTCTGGGGCCCCTTAATGGGGCTCCTTTCATTTTAAGGAGGAATAACCATGAAGAAGACAAGGATATTCGACGATGCTGTCGATAAGAATGTCGCAAAAGTTGTTGTTTTTGCTGACACAAATAAAGATCTTTTCTATGATGCGGAGTTCACAACGGAAGTTCCTGTTGAGGACGGACTTAATCTTTTTGCTAAAGGTGTAGTTTGTCTTTACAACGGATCATACTATGCACCGGTATCTTGCACAGCAGCTGGTGCTATAAGCTTCGGAATCTAATAGATCTCAAAATGGGGGAAATCTGACATGAAGTTTTGTGGCAAAGTTGGCTATGACATTACAGAGGAAACTGCCCCTGGTGTATGGGAAGCCACAATAGTTGAGAGAACTTATAGAGGCGATGTAATTAAGAACAGATCCTCATGGCAGGCTGGAGAGTCAATCAATGATGACATCAATGTTAGCTCTGACATAAGCATTATGGCTGATGCATTCGCTTATCAGCATTTCTCCAATATTAGATACGTAGAATTCATGGGCGTTAAATGGAAGGTAACAACTGTTACTCCTGAACGTCCGAGAATCACTTTGACTCTTGGAGGCTTATACAATGAACAGCAGGATTGATCTTCAGCATAAACTGGAGGCTGTTCTCGGATCGAGGAACGTATACTTCCAGCCTCCAGAGTCACTTAAAATGAATTACCCCGCATTTGTATACGAATTAGCGGACATACTTACCGATAGAGCGGATAACAAAAATTACATCCGAAATCATCGGTACACACTTACATTAATACATAAAAATCCAGACAACGAGCTTAAAGATACAATACTCGATGAGTTTACGCATATATCGTTCGATCGAGAGTATCCGGCCGATGGTCTGCATCATTATGTATATGATCTCTACTATGATTAAGGAGGAATAACCAAATGAGATTACAATGGGATGAAACCGGTAAGAGAATCTATGAGACCGGTATAGAGAAGGGTGTTCTTTATCCTATTAACGCTCAGGGTGAGTACAAGCCTGGCGTAGCTTGGAATGGACTTACTTCTGTATCAGAATCGCCTTCAGGTGCTGAGGCAACGGCTCTTTATGCCGATGACATCAAGTACCTTAACCTTTACTCAGCAGAAGAGTTCGGTGCTACGATCGAAGCTTATACATATCCTGATGAGTTCGCAGAGTGTGATGGTTCTAAGGAACTTGCTACAGGTGTTGTTGTTGGACAGCAGGCAAGGAAGACCTTTGGTCTTGCTTACAAGACGCTTGTTGGTAATGATGTTGACGGACAGGATCATGGTTACAAGCTTCATCTGATCTATGGCGCAATGTGCTCACCTTCACAGAAGCAGTACCAGACGGTTAATGACTCTCCTTCAGCTATTACATTCAGCTGGGAAGTTAAGACTACACCTGTTACAGTTCCTGGTATGAAGCCGACCGCTTCGATCACGATCGACAGCACAAAGGTTGACGCAGCTAAGCTTACTGTTCTTGAGAACAAACTTTACGGAACAGATGCTGGTACATCTTATGAAGCTGTTACTCCTGTTGGATCAGAAAATCCTTCAAGCGAAGGTTGGTATGAGAAAGTTGGAGACAACTACGTTCTTTCAACAGATACGACAGTTGATTCTTCTAAGACATACTACAAGCAGGTAACAGTTACTGCAGAAGATCCTTACCTTCCTCTTCCTTCAGAGGTTGCTAGCATCTTTGCACAGGGCTAATAACAGTATTAAACACTTTGAGGGGCGGTATTCTACCGCTCCTCTTTTTTTGAAAAGGAGACAAAGCAAATGATTAAGAAAACAATTAGTTACACAGATTACGATGGAAATGAGAGAAAGGAAGACTTCTATTTCAATCTCAGTAAGCCCGAGCTGATCGAGATGCAGACAAGTGAAGCTGGTGGACTTGAGAAGAAGATCGAGAAGATAACTCAGGAACAGGATGTTGCCAAGATCATCGAACTTATGAAAGAGATTATTCAGAAATCTTATGGTGTTAAGTCTGATGATGGTAAGAGATTCATTAAGAATCAGGAAATCCTCGATGAGTTCATGCAGTCTGAAGCTTATTCAGAGCTGTTTATGGAACTTGCAACAGA